AACTATGGATGGAACAAAGGATTCATTAGAGGTTTGAGTTCAAACTTAATTGAATTAGATTCCGCACAAAGTGGACAACAAGATAGTATTGGATGGTACTTAGATAGATACCAATCACCAAGTACCCCTTGGATTGTATCTGAATTAAGAGGTACCAAAGTATTTAACTTGTTCAAGTTCTACTCAATTTCTGATGGTAACTCAGCAAACTCTGAAATTAAAGTTTCAATTATCAATATGTCATTCTCCAATGGAACGTTTGATGTAATTGTAAGAGATTATTACGATTCAGATGCTAACCCTACAGTTTTAGAGAAATTTACAAATTGTAGTATGGATTTAAATCAAAATAATTTCATAGGTAAAAAAATAGGTTCATTAGACGGAGAATATGCGTTGAACTCTAAATTTGTAATGGTTGAAATGAATGAGGACGCACCTATTGATTCATTACCTTGTGGTTTTGATGGATATACATTTAGAGAATATGCTGATGTAACACCTCCATTCCCTGTATATAAAACTAAATATGATTTCCCAGGTGAAATTATTTATAATCCACCTTTCGGTTTTACAAGTGGTAACGATGATTCAATTAGATCAAATGGTGATAACGTTAGAAGAACTTATTTAGGTTTCTCTAATAACATCGGATTTGACACAGACTTCTTCCAATACAAAGGAAAAAGAGCTCCAATTGATTTATGTAATGTTGATGGAGTTGAGTGGTCATACCAAACAAAAGGATTCCACATGGATAAAGATGCTAGTGTGATTGAAATCGGACCAGCGTTTACAACAAGTGGAACACCTAAATACTATGTTGGTGATGCTACATTCCAACAAGAACCTACAAACGAAACAAGTCCATATTACAGAATTTACTCAAGAAAATTCACAACAATGTTCTATGGTGGTTTTGACGGATGGGATATCTATAGAGAATACAGAACAAATTCAGACAGATTTGTACTTGGTAGAAATGGATTCTTGAACGGAGCTTGTCCTTCACCAAGATATCCATTAGCAACAGGATGGGGAGCATTTAAACAAATCTCTATCGGTGATGGAACACAAAGTTTCGCAAATACTGACTACTACGCTTACTTATTAGGAATTCAAACATTCTCTAATCCTGAGGCGGTTAACATCAATGTATTTGTATCCCCAGGTATTGACTACGTAAACAATAGTGACTTAGTTGAAGCTACAATTGATATGATTGAAAACGACAGAGCTGACTCATTGTATATTGCAACAACACCTGACTACAACTTGTTCTTACCTTCTACTACAGGTGGTGATGGATTGATCTACCCACAAGAAGCGGTTGACAACTTAGAACAAACAGGAATTGACTCCAACTACACGGCAACTTACTACCCATGGGTATTAACTCGTGATACAGTAAACAATACTCAAATCTACATCCCAGCAACGGCTGAGGTGACGAGAAACTTGGCCTTGACCGACAACATTGCATTCCCTTGGTTCGCAGCGGCAGGTTACACAAGAGGTATTGTAAACTCAATCAAAGCACGTAAGAAGTTGACTCAAGAAGATAGAGATACTCTTTACCAAGGAAGAATCAACCCAATTGCAACCTTCTCTGATGTTGGTACAGTAATTTGGGGTAACAAAACTCTTCAAGTTAGAGAATCTGCTCTTGATAGAATTAACGTGAGAAGATTATTATTACAAGCTCGTAAATTGATATCTGCAGTTTCTGTGAGATTGTTATTTGATCAAAACGACGAACAAGTAAGACAAGACTTCTTAAATGCGGTTAATCCAATCTTAGATGCGATCAGAAGAGACAGAGGTTTATACGACTTTAGAGTTACGGTTTCAAGTGACACTGAAGACTTAGACAGAAATCAAATGGTAGGTAAAATCTATATCAAACCAACTCGTTCTTTAGAGTTCATAGATATAACATTCTACATCACTCCAACAGGAGCATCGTTTGACAATATCTAATCAGACAAATAAATTAAAGGAAAAGGGGAATTCGTTCCCCTTTTTTTATTTTCCTAATATTTATTAGTGTATGAAAGATTACCACAAAATTATTGTTAAAGAAATTATCAACGAAATTATTCAGGAAAAACAAACACCGGTAATGAAATATTACGCTTTTGACTGGGATGATAATCTTATGTTTATGCCAACAAAAATACATCTTAAAGATGATAAAGGTAAAAGTGTTGGAATGTCAACTGAAGATTTTGCGGAATATAGAACTGATATTGGTGAAGAACCTTTTGAATATAAGGGACACACCATAGTATCTTTTGATGAAGAACCTTTCAGAGATTTCAGGGTATCAGGAGACAAACAATTTATAACGGATGCAATGTCAGCACCAACAGGACCGGCATGGGATGATTTTGTGGAGGCAGTTAATAATGGTTCAATATTCGCTATTGTTACCGCAAGAGGACACACACCTTCTATATTAAAAGAGGGGGTTTATAGATTAATTAAACAGAATAAACATGGTTTGGACTCAAATCAGTTAGCGAAAAATCTTTTAAAGTATAGAGATTTAGCGGATGAAGATAAATTATCTAAAGATCAACTAATACGATCTTACTTAGATATGTGTCGTTTTCACCCTGTGTCTTTCGGAGATGGTTCCGCAACTAACCCCGAACAAGGAAAAATAGATGCAATGGAAGAATTTGTAAGTTATATAAAAAACTTATCACATTCATTACAACAAAAGGCATTTATGAAGAACAAGATTAGTAACTACTTTACACCATTTATTGGTTTTTCAGATGATGATGTAAGAAATGTAGAAACTATGAAGAAACATTTTGATAAAAAAGAAGATAATATATTAAAGACTTATTTAACTGCAGGAGGACAAAAGAAATTATATTAACTAGTTTGTCTGGTCTAGTATAAGAATATGTTCAAAAAAAATGTAAGTAAATAGAAAAAATTCATTATCGTGATATTTATAATAAAAAACTAAAATAAACTAAAAAATAAAATAAAAAATTATGGCTGATTTGTTAATGAAAATGCCGATTCCTTACGAACCAAAAAGAGAAAATCGTTGGATTTTAAGGTTCCCTTCATCACTTGGAATTAATGAGTGGTATGTGGAAAGTACTTCAAGACCTAAATTAAAAATCGCTTCAGTTCCGATACCTTTCTTGAACACTGAAACATATGTTGCAGGTAGATTCAACTGGGAAGAAATATCAGTTAAGTTTAGAGATCCAATTGGACCTTCAGCTTCTCAAGCGGTTATGGAATGGATTCGTCTATGCGCGGAGTCTGTAACAGGTCGTATGGGTTATGCTGCGGGATACAAGAAAAATGTGGATTTGGAAATGTTAGACCCAACAGGAGTTGTTGTTGAGAAATGGATTTTGGAAGGTGCTTTTTTAACAGGATATGATGGTGGTTCATTATCATATGATTCTGATAAGATTGCAGGAATAACTTCAAGTATTCGTATGGATCGTTGTATATTAGTATACTAAAAAAATTTACTTTTAATATTAACCGTGTACATTTATGATGTATACGGTTTTTTGTGCAATAATAAATTAAAAAAATATAAAAAAAAATGGATCAAGACACGGCTGCTTACGGGCAAATGGATTTTAACTTACCACATGATGTGGTGACACTACCTTCAGGTGGTTTATTCTACAAATCAAAAAAGAAAAGTGTTAAGGTTGGTTACTTAACCGCAAGTGATGAAAATATATTAGTTAATATTGATTCACGTAGAACAATTAACGAGAGTGTTGTTTTACCTTTATTGAGGAATAAACTTTATGAAAGAGATCTTAGACCTGAAGAATTATTGGAAAGTGATATTGAGGCAATCCTTTTATTTTTACGTAATACATCTTTTGGTCCTGAATATAGAATCACAACTATAGACCCAAGTAATGGTCAGTCTTTTGAAACATCTATTATGTTAGATGAGTTAAATCTTACAAAACCTAAAGTTCAACCTGATGAGGATGGAACATTTACGGTTAAATTACCACAATCAAAGTCGGATGTAAAAATTAAAATGTTAAGTTTACACGATACAATTGAAATTGCAAAAATTATTGATTCATATCCCGTTGGTTATACCGCACCTACAGTCACTACAAGGTTAAATAAAACCATTTTAGAATTAAATGGTAGTCCTGATAGGAATGAAATAAGCGTATTTTGTCAAAATATGCCAATTGGTGATTCTAAGTTCATAAGAAATTTCCTTAAAGAAAACGAATCGAGATTGGATTTAAGGAAAACAGTTTACGCCCCGTCAGGAGAAAAGGTTGATGTTGTCATCAATTTTGGGGTGGAGTTTTTTCGGCCTTTCTTCTAATCACACAAAATTTTTATTAGACGAATTTTATTACTTGGCAAAATTCTTAAGGACATCATATGATGAATTCTTAAAACTTCCAACATATATTAGAAAATATCTTTTAGATAAGATAATAGAGGATAATACGCCCAAAACTTAACACTTAAATATTTATAGTAAAAACTAATTATGGGTTACGGTTCAATAGAAGATATAGTTAAGGCTGGATTGACAGGGGCTGCTTTAATAGCGGCAGTGAAAGCGCTTGAAGCAACCGCAAAGAAAGATGGTATTGAAGCGGGAAAGGAGCAAAATAAAGATAAAGTTACTAGTACTGAATTTGAAACTTCATTAGACGCTAAAACTGCCAAAAATTTTGGTGATGCTTTAACAAACCCATTGGAAGAAATGGGAACCGCAATTAAAGGAATGGTGGAAGGGTTAGACCCAACTAATTTTGAAGGTGCGGATTATCTAATGAAAAGTGGTCAAGAATTGGCCAACGCAATGGGTATCGGACAAGCAAGAATGTCTGAGATGAGAACCACAATTGCGGACTCAGTTCCTGAAATGTTAAAATTAGGTCTTACTTCTACTGAAGCATTTGCAGTGTTAAAAGATGTACCAGTTGCACTTGGTGTTAATACAACTATGGGTACTGAGGCTCTTAGAGAAATGGGTGCTGCTGCTAAAGTAAGTAGTGTTAGTGCTGGAGTTTTAGCCTCAGAATTTAAAGGTGTTGGTATGTCATTATATGATGTTGGTGACAGAATGGCTGAAGTCGCAATTTATGCAAAAAGTGTTGGAGCTAATGTAAATGTGGTATCAAAATCAGTTGTTGAAAATCTTTATAAACTTAATTTGTATAATTTTGATAATGGTGTTAAAGGTTTAGCCAAAATGGCTTCTAATGCTGCGTCTCTTGGTGTAACTATGGAACACGTAGAAAAAGTTACGGAACAAGTGTTCAATCCAGAAGGAGCTATTAATCTGGCCGCAGGACTACAAAGGTTAGGTGTTTCAAGTAGTGCATTGTTAGATCCTTTAAAAGCGATGGATTTAAGTATGAATGATCCTGAACAACTACAAAAAGAAATTGGTAACATTGCAAAAGAATTTTCAAGTTTTAATAAAGAAACAGGTAAATTTGAAATTATGCCAGGTTCTAAAAGACGTTTAATGGAAGTTGCGAATGAATTAAAAATTCCCGCAAAAGACTTAGCAAATATGTCTATAAAAGCATCTGAGTTTGATATGAAAATGAGTAAAATCAAATTCCCAAGTTTAGCGGCATCTGAAGAAGATAAGACCTTAATAGCAAATATGTCACAAATGAAAGGTGGTGAGGCTTTTATTCAAATAAAAAATGATAAGACAGGTAATATGGATGAGATTAATGTCTCAAAATTAACTGCCGATCAACTTACAAAATTAAGAGAACAACAATCCGATAAAGATAAAACAATTGAAGAGTTGGCACTTGATTCATTAACTGTTTTAGAATCTATTGATGCGGGAATAAATGGAGGTAAAGCATCATCTACTCTTGGTAAGGCGTCATCACCGGCAATGGATAGGTTTTATAATGCGGTTAATGTTGTTAGAAAAGAAAGTGTTAGAGCTGCCACAAAAGATGTGACAACAGATAAAGTTAGAGAAGGATATAGTGCAATTACTGGTGGGGTTGAAGAAATGGGAGTTAAGGCATTACAAGGAGATTTTTCGGGTGCGGGAGACGCACTTTTAAAACTTGGTCCTGATTTAATAAAAATTGGTAAAGATGTTGCAACAGGGTTTGGAAGTGGTTTGGTTGAAGGTTATGGGAACATTAAACAAGGTATCCAAAATGAGTATGAGCCAGTTACTGGAGTTAAACCATTGGCGGATGATGATAAATCTAGTCAATTATATAAAGATATGGAATCTTTAATGGGCACTAACTTGATTGAAGGTATAGTGAAGGCATTTAATCTGGTGACAACAAAATCTGAAGTTAGTGGTAATGTAACACATGATTTTAATATTAAAGGAGATGGTGTTGGATCACTTACTCAGACGGAATTTAATAAATTTTTCTTAGAATCATTAACAGACCCAACGATTAAAACACAATTTGAAAAAAGATACGGAACCTCAAATGTAGGACTTCTTACAACACCATAATAGAAAATTCTTAAAATTATGTTTTCTATAAAAAAGATCTCAAGGTATTTATTAATAAAAAAGTATGTCGGATAGTACATTATCGTTTGCGTCCTCGTCAAATTTTAGGGATATATTATTAGCCCGTAATTTACAACCATATTCTGTACCAGGATCTTATTCTCCTAGTAGTAATAGTGTTAATTACGAGACTAATCTTTCTGTTGTAAATGTTATTGACTCACCAAATGGATTAATTTCAACAAACCAACTTGCAAATAGTTTATATTCACTTAATGAATACGGACCTGAAGGTGGTTATGATGGAAAATATTCTGTACCTGGAGCACCACTACCTGTAGAATCAAATTCAGGACCATACGCACCTACTGATACAGTATTAGATTTAGTTAATGAGTTTTATATTGATGCGGCATACGTACAAAACATTTATGGACCTGAAGGTGGTTATAAAGATTTAGTTATTATAACCGATGTGGTTGGTAATCCTAAAATGTATACACCATATTGGGATCCCTCAACATTTGTAACCTCATCATATTCACCATACGAGATAGTTTTTAGTAATAATCCAAATGGAACTAACGGTCCATTATCTCAAGATACTTATTTAGCAAAAATTGGTGCAGCTCAACTTAAAAGTTTATTTGAAGAGAGAATTGCAAGTGAAATACTACAAGCAAGTGTTGGTAGTGTCAATTTAGATTCATTACAGGATCCGTTTAGTGCAAGTATGGTTGCAACAGGGAAACAACCATTCTTCACAAAAAATTGGAGAATTACCGTACCTGAAAACCCAATAAGTGCTTCGGTTACATTAGCGAATAGATTAACGGGAACATATTTTCCTGTGTCATTTATTCCTGGTGATTATTTTGATGAATCGTTTATTGATAATCCACAAACTGAGGCGGCATTAAATGTTGCAAATAATTTAACGGGTGGATTTTTGGGACCAATCTTAAATAAATTTAAGAATCCCTCTGAAATATTTGTTGCGAACACAGGTTTTGGACAAAGATCGGTATTATTCTCAAGTTTAGATTATAATAAATATAGACCGGCTTATAGTAGAGGTATCATACAAGGTGCAACAACTGCAATTGATAGATTATTTGATAAAGATAAAGCACAAAGTGGTGGATATTATGTAGGTAGTCCGAATTCTGAACCTTCTCAGATTGATTCACCGGCAAATCAAGTCCCAATTGGGAAAAATGGTAGACAAGTACAAACTATTGTTTATGGTCCACAAGAACTTGGTATTCTATATGAAGGTAATGAAGCTCAATTACAATTTGGTTTAAAAGGAAAATCATACACCGATGGTGGAGGTATTGATGGGCAATTTATTTGGACATCACCAAAATATAAAGACAACGCAGGATTTAAAGTAGGTCCTGGTGGAGTCCCTACAAGGTTAGATAATGAATTTGAAACAATTAAAAGTGATTATGGTAGATACCAATCAACAGATATTGATTTCAAAGGTGATTCAATCTTAGATAAAACACAAAGACTTATTGAATCTGCTGATCAAGTACAAGGACAAGCAAGATTAAAACACGTAGGTAATGCAATTAACCAAGTGTCTAAGGTATTCAACGATGGATACAAAGAGATGACAAAGGGTTCTATGGTATTATCTTATACTGATCAAGCTGATGGGTCTCAAGCGGGTATTGAGTATTGTAGAGTGTTCCAAAAAGACACACCTTACTTTACATATGCTGACTTACAAAAGAGTGATGGTATTACAACCGAAGGTAGAAAATTCTCGTATTCAGTTTTGGATAAGACATATAATCTTAACATTGCTCCAATTAAAAATCCGGGATCAACAAACATTGTAGATAACAAAGTTAAAAAATATATGTTCTCTATTGAGAATTTAGCGTGGAGAACTTCAGATAGACCTGGATTTACTTACGATGATTTACCTGTTTGTGAAAAAGGACCAAATGGGGGTAGAGTAATGTGGTTTCCACCATATGATATTTCATTTAGTGATGATAGTACTCCTAACTTTTCAGAAACTCCATTCTTGGGTAGACCTGAACCAATTTATACTTATAAAAATACTTCAAGAAAGGGTAGTATAAGTTGGAAGATTGTTGTGGATCATCCGGCAATCATGAATACTATTATTCAAAAACAATTGGCGGGAGTTGCAAAACAAAGGGTAGATTCAATTGTTGATTCATTCTTTGCGGGGTGTACAAAATATGATATGTATGAATTAGGTATTAAATTTAACACAATACCGACAAGAGATTTATTTACATACCAACAAATATTAAATAACCCAAGATTAACAAATGAAGAGTTGGGTCAGGTTGCATTTGAAATACCTGTTGAATCTGAGGTAGTTACAACAGGTAATGCGGAAAATGCTACCGGACAAGGTGATGGTGTAGGAAGTACTGGTACCGTAACTAATGCAACATCAACACTACAAGATTCAGATATTTTAAAAGAATTTTTAAATTATGGTTTTTATTTTGAAAATGATTGTCCAGAATGTTATGGTTCATACGCAACAACCTCATCAAAACCATTTGATAATTGGTACGATTCGTATATACCTAAACAAAGTACTACATACGTAACTAAAGCTCCGGCAAAAGTTTATGTTGGTTCTCAAGAATTTACAAAAGAAGGTGTACAAACATTTTTTGATAATGTAATTAAAGAAAACTTTAATAAATTAAAAAAAGAATTCTTAGAAAAATTAAAAGAAGTTATTATTGATAAAGGTGGTACTGTTAAAATTACATTAAGAGGTTCCGCATCTGCACCTGCAACTACAGGTTATAACGTAAATTTATCTAAAAGAAGGGTTGATACGGTACAAAAATGGTTTAATAAACAAACTCTTGGGGATAAAAAAGTTAGTGAGTTAATTACTGAGAAAAAATTAACAATTAATATTGATACTGTTGGTGAGGTTGAAACTGTTACTGTCAGTAAAGATGGTAACGGTGTTTCTGTTAATTGTAGTACAAATATAACCACAACTCCATCCGTAAATACAACAGGTGGTGATGTTGTAGGGGCATCTTCTAATAGTGCAGCACAATGGTGGTCAGTACCTGCAATGGCTTGTAGACGAGTTTCTTTATCAAAAATTGAGGCTCAGGTACCGGTTGTAGTAAAACCTCCTGATGGAAATACTGGTGTTGATGGTACATCAGGAAGTAGTGGTACCTCAGGAACAAAGACAGAAACAAATACAGGTACTACAACAATCAAACCAACACCTAATTTAAGGATTGAACAAAAAATTAAAGAAGGTATATCTAAAAAAATATTAAGATTTTTATTCTCAGAATGTGATTACTTTGAGGTTATTAAGGAAAGTGATCCTATGATATATGATAGTATCAAACAAAAGATTAAGTACTTTAATCCTGCGTTCCACTCAACAACACCTGAGGGATTAAATGCTAGATTAACATTCTTAAATCAATGTATGAGAGCTGGTCAAACAATTCCTGTAATCGGACCTGATGGTAGACCAAAATATAATGATGCGTTAAATACGTCATTTGGAGCGCCTCCGATCTTAATTTTAAGAATGGGTGACTTCTATCATAGTAAGATTGTACCAAACGGATTAACTATTGCATATGATCCTATTACATTTGACTTAAACCCTGAAGGTATTGGTGTACAACCAATGATTGCTAAAGTAACGTTAAACTTTAACTTTATTGGTGGACATGGACTTAAAGAACCTGTTGAGGAATTACAAAATGCATTATCGTTTAACTATTATGCGAACACTGAAATATACGACGAGAGAGCAACGGCAACAGAAAGTACTGAAGCAAGAGATAAATACATGGTTGAGAAGATATTATCTAACCAACCAAAGGTAACAACCGCCAGTGTTGTAAATCAACAACCAAAAAGAGGTGGTGAAGCAATTGGAACAATATCAGGTGAAGACGATATTGATTACACTAAATTTGTAACTGACTATTGGAATAGTACTAAAGAATATTTTGATGCTTATATCAATACAAATGCGACAATTGGTAAAAACTATAACATAGGTATTTTAGATTTATTATTTACAGAAAGAGATTACTCTACAGGTACTGCAGAATTTACACCTGTAATTGAAGTTCCAATTTATGGTAAACCAAGTAATGTTGAAGACAAATTGGATAAATTATTTAATAAAGTTAATGGGGATATTTCACAAAGGAACGATCCATTTATGCAAATAGTTGTTAACAATGATCAATCTATAACTAATAGTGACAAGAGAGAAATTGAAAATAAATTAAAAGAATATGTGACAGGAATTAAACCTGATTTTATCACGAATGTGAGTAATAGTGTAAACGATTTAGTTTTATTACAACAGGACTATATTCAATATATAAGAAAGGCAAATTTGGTACTATCAAAAACTGACGGAATAATGAATTCAAATAATGAACCTGATGTGTATGATATTTCAGGTGATACGTTTACTCAGTTGCAAACTTATTTGAAAAAAATAACAGATAAACATATTGAATTTTACGGACCACAAAACGTTGTGAAAAAAGACGATTTATTATATTTAAATGAAGATCATTATAAAAAAACATCGTGTACATTTAATGATGCAAGTGCAAGTTTAGGTGGTACCGATGTATCAAATAAAAGAGATATTATCGTAAATAGCGATGAAAAAAATAGATTTTATCAAGTTATGTCCAATATATTTAATGATGAAAATAGTAGAAATGAATTAAAAACTTTTATACTTAATGGTCAATATGGTAATATACAAGAAGTTACTAAAGTTGTTGACCTTGCGGTTAGTGGGTGTGCAACTCTTTTTAACCTTTATACTGATTTTAATAAAACCAAATATGATGGTATTAAAAATAATCCATTGTATTTAACATTAATTAAAAGTCCAATAGAAGATAATGTTAAGTTTGGATTAAAATATAAAAAAGTTAGTGGTACATCACCACAAAAAAAGGCGGTAAAAGAATTATATTCAAATGTGAATGTGGATAATAAAGAAAAAACCTTTGATGGTAAAATTAAATTTAATTAAAAATGAATTTACAATATTATAACAGATATAATGAATTTTTAATAAATGGACAACAAACCGTTGTTCCATACATAAATTTACCTGCAAAAACAACTGATAAAAATTTCATATACAAAGTTGGACAATCAAGGTTAGATAAGATATCGTTCCAATTTTATAGTACACCATATTTTGGGTGGTTAGTACAAATGGCAAACCCCCAATATAGTGGTATGGAATCAAACATACCCGATGGGGCAATTTTAACAATACCATTCCCCCTTGTTAAGTCATTACAGGATTATAAAAACGAATTAGAAAATTATTACTTCTATTATGGTAGATAAAGGTGAAAACATATTAGTGGAATTTGATTACGATAACATTACCTTAATAGACCCAAATAAAATTGTAGATAGTGAAGGTAAAGTTAGTGATAGATTAGTTAAACATGAGAACCTTGTGTTTTATGCAAATCTAGAATGTAATGTATTACCAAGAACTAAATTAGCCTTAGGATCGGCATTGAATGATTCCGTTAGAACTGTTTCCGTTGGTAAGATTAATTTCTTAAATCCTGGAAACAAAACGTTCATGGATAACAGATATACCGATGAAATCACCGGTAAAGGATCTTTACAGGGTCAAGGGGTAAACCAACCAAAATTAAACGCAGTTCAAAACCCAAACAAATCTGATGATTTTTACCTTACACAGAGTACATACTCAAATGGAACTCCTGGTGCGGTTGATAATGGTTTATTGGGTATTACTGATATACAGGTTGCAATTGACACAAGTTTCTTACCTACCGTAACGGTTAACTTAGTAGATATTAAAGGAAGGGCGTTATTTGAAGGTGGAAACAATTCACCTTATTCTGCGTTTTTCCAATTACCATACCCAATGTTTTATTTAACATTAAAAGGATATTACGGAAAGGCCGTTAGATTACCATTAATGTTACAATCGTTTACGTCAAATTTTGATAATTCAACAGGTAACTTTAAGATTACATTGAAGTTTTTTGGTTATAAGTATACTGTGATGTCTTATGTGAATTGGGGAGCTATGATGGCGGTACCACATATGTATAATAATTTTGTTTCAACTGCACAAGCAAGTACAAACACACCTGCGGGATCTAACCTTGATAAAATGTCGGCAAAACAAGTTAGTAGAGGTTATCAAAAAATGAAAGAATTATATTCTGAATATAAATCAAAAGGTTTAATTGACGATGATTTTCCTGAGATAACGATTACACAATTAAAGGCTCGTTTAGATAGATTTATTAATAATATATTAGAAAAATTTACCAAAGAAAATTTGGGATCAATAACAGAATTAGATAATTTTCAAACTCAGTTAACGGAATTTCAGAAAAAAGTATTTTTTTATGGCGATTCATGGTTTGAAACATACATGGATAAAACAACTTCATATAATTTAAAAGACACTAAGGAAGTTGTTTATACGTATAAGAAAGACTATTCGGATCCTAACAAACAAGCTGAGGCCGAAACTAAATTGGCTGGTATTTTTACTGAATATCAAAAATTATTACAAAGTAATAGTGTTGCGGGGAAAAATGGTAGTTATACCGTTGGTGGTAAAATCACAAAAAGTGAAGTACCTATAAACGCAACTGTAGAAAAATGTTACGCAAAAATTAATCCACTTACGGATATTGATTTTGCAAAAACGTATGAAGAAAGAAACGGTAAACCTGCAAAGACACAAACTGAATTAGATACGTTTATTGCGACTAACTCAATTGTACCTGGAACTAAGTTCTTTGTATTTGAGGGTACTGATCACTTTATTGATATAACAGAAAAGGCAGCGAAAGAATCGTCAAAACTTAGAAGAGAAATTGAAGAAAAAATTTCCGAAAATCTTAATGAACAATTAAGTAATAAAGACACTGGTGTAGGATTTAAACCATCTATTAGAAACGTATTGGCAGTTTTCTTTGCTCAAGGTGAAGCGTTTATTCGTTTAATGGATGATGTCCATTCTAAAGCTTGGGATTTAAGGGAAAATAAATACAGACGACAAGCAATTTTTGGTAGTAATAGTAGTGCATTGAGTGTGGATGTTAAATCATCAACCCAAAATAATGAACCGATTTATCCTTGGCCTCAAGTTATTAAAGAAACTTTGGGTGATGATAAACAAGAGAAATTTGAAATTGTTTATCCGGGAGACAAATCAATTTCAACCATGACAAAGGCGTATATTCCTGAAATATGGCCTGAAGTTGAATTTGTTGAGGAATTTATTAAAGGTTATACTGATAGGGAACCTAAAGATCCTGATTATGGTGATGAGTCTAATGTGGTTACAAGACCAAATAGATTAAGTTTAAATGCTCTTGATTTCCCTGTAACAAATGAGGTATTCCAAAACAAAGAAGAGATAAAATTCTTTTATGAGATTTATGAAAGGATTATGGTTAACACTTATTATTCTAAATTAAATAGACAATCAGGATATGATGCGAGCATCTTTATGGTTGAAGCGGAAGACGAAAAGATTAATATACTTAAGAGTTTAGGTAATGATAATCCATTTTTAACTCAAAAACTAAAACGATACTTAATTGATCAAAATAATTTCTTAACATTTTTAAGACACATTTCAAATCAAGGAGAAGGTGAAAGTTGGCAAAAATTCATAAGAGGAGAATTCACAATAAATTACCTTAAGAATAAAACTAACGTACCTTTTGAATTATTTAATCAACAAATTTTAACAAATGAAAGATCTCAACCAAATGTTTCATTAACTGATGAATCAAAAATAATAGACTACATAGGAAATCAAACCTCTAGTAATGAATTTGATTTTTCTGATATGTATCCTATTACTAATTTTAATTGGTGTCAGAATTATCTTGCAGATGGAAAGGCACTTCAAAATGTTAATTTAGCGTATAACACTAAAGATGTATTATCGTACAATACAACACATAAAACAATTTGTAATTTTAATAACGACGACACTAACGATAAGAAAAGACCTATAACTAACTTTAACTATAAGGCTGACGTATTTAGTCAAAATATTGACACCTCTAATTTCAAAACATTCTATAATAGTAGAAAAATTGAGGAACAATTCACAACTGAAGGTAATTTAAATTACACTAATTATGATGGATTTGTAACTGATACTCAGACCACTTCAATATTGAACACACCTTATTTTATAAATGCAATTCAAAATGGTGTGTATAATTTTAGATATAAACCAAATGATTTATCATCCTACAAACAAGCCGCATATCTATTCTTGAATAGTTTACCACTAGCAAGTCTTAGAGAAAAATATAGGTCATATAACGAACCTAATGATTTAAGTTATATCTTATCAACCATTAAAAAATTCGGAGCGGTACATAAATTACCATACGCTTGGGTTGTTAAATATGGTTCCATATGGCATAGATATAAAACTTGGAATGATACTGGTGTAGATATATTAGATGAGGTTTGGAAAGATTTTGATTATTTAGGTAATTATGATCCCGTAACATCGGCATCAACAAAAGTTTATTCTTTGAATATTGAAGGATTACAAAACAATATTGTTTTAGAAAATACGGTAAGTGCAACACCAAACTTAGTTGCATATAATTCAACAACTATGAATACAGGGTTTTTCCCTAAGTTGTATGATGATATGAATGTATTCTTACAAGGATTACAATTATTTTCGGGAGCAACACAATTAAATGGTACTTGTAGTATTGTTGGAACAACATTAGACGTTTATACTATTAATGATAATAACTTGGCTCCTGGCGAAATATTAGCTGGACCAACAGTAGATGTTAATACAACTATTGTATCCCAAATAAATGGAACAACAGGAGGTGTTGGTAAATATGTTGTTGATATATCTCAAAATACATCAATATTAAATGGTACGTGTAATGTTAATGGAACAACAATGGACGTTTTAACGTTTACGGGTGGTACATTATCCGCAGGGCAAATTATTTCAGGACCAACTCTTGCTCTTGGAACTAAAATTGTTAGTCAAGTGAGTGGTACTACAGGAGGTGTTGGACAATATATTATTGATATAACCCAAACACTTACGGGAGAAAACTTTACTGTGGTTACACCAAATATTTTTTATGTTACTAATTCAGCAACAGGGGGGTATTCACAAACTGAAATCCAAACATTAATTAATGATGGTAAAATGGTGATGACAACAAATTCATCAGGTAAAATTATTGAAATAAGTGGTTTTGATCCTAACGATAATGATAGATCATTAAAAATAACACCTTGGTCAACAATAGTTAAAACTACTGAAGGTGATAAATATTTTATAATGCCGTCTTTTGGTTATACAAAAAATCAAACAAAAGACGAGTGTTTTAAAAATAACAAAATGAAAGTAGAGGTTTCTAGTAATCCTGCGGTCTTTAACGGATCGGTTAGATTATTTTGGGGATCACCAAACTATGGTTATTTTGATAATACGACAAGTTCTAATCCAATCCCGGATTCATATTTGAAAGAAATATTGTCGGATAAGAAAACACAACAGAATTTTTCATTGAATGGTGATATTACAAAATACGATAAAATATCGGAAATGTTTACAACATTTGATACGGAAATATTAGATTACTTTGAACAAGAGTTCTTAAATTTTAGTAGATCAATTTACGATTTTAAGACATTGGTTCCAAGTGATAAAGATGTTGAAACTGAATCTGAAAGATCATACAAGAACTTTCAATTATTAATGAGAGAATTATTAGTTGTTGAAAAACCATCTACCCTTAATTCCGAGGGGATGATTAATTCTGTTATAGAAAAACAAAAAACAAATTTTCAAGGGATACTAACTAATTTCTTAGAATATAATGTTGTATTGAAAATGGGTAATCCATCTATGTTTGATAGAAGAACATTCTTAACATTCTCCACTAAATTCTTAATTGATCCTGTATCTTATCAAGGGTATAATCAAGGAACAACAGGAAGTTTACCATCAAATGGTGGAACTACTACATTGGCTCAATCTAAAACTGCAAACCCTGAAACATGGAAAACGTTGGAGAAATATGTTGGATTTTCCGAAATACCTGAGTTAGTTTATTCTGATAATGGATCATATATTACGGATTTCTTTATTGATTTGAATGTACAATTTACGGAAAAAAACGTTAAAGATTTTGCTCCGTTGATTATGTTATATGCAACTCAGAAACTTAATAACTTTAAAGTCCCAACAAATAACGTTGTAATACCAAACCCTGTACCGACACCCGTACCAAGTCCTCAAACACCTGGTGATTTATTAACTACAGTAACACTTAAAGATACTAAAACAATTTCGGTCTATAAATTTGGTCCACAAAAATATTGTGTTTATAAAGACACTAATGGAACAATATTATTTACAGGACAACCTGCAAGTGCGTCACTATATCCAATTAATACCCCTCTAATAAATGAAATTATAATTAGTCAATATGGTAATTTGGCAACAAGTCCTAATGACAATCAATTCATTGTAAGTACAGTAAATAATACCACATCACAAGTTACCACAACTACAACTACTCTTCCTATTGTACAAAATTTAGGTAATAGTGTAGATGGGGTTAAGTTTTATGGTCTTATGGATGAATACCTTGATAAATCAGAAACTTACTTAAAAAATGTTATTTCTAATTTAATGACAGGTGTACGAGCTGGCTTACCAAATATTACAATAGAAGGTGATAAAGGTAATAAGTCACAACTTGAGGGAGAACAAACAAGAGTTGAGATGTGGGAGACATTTAAAGCATTCAATGATACGTGGGTTGCCGGTGGTGACTTTAAATCAAAAACAATGTTTGAAGATGTTTTATTATTTGATAGGGCAAGTAGAGACGTTGGACAAAAAGTTTATGTTGATATCTTCAAAATTAAAGATTTAATTGAAGGGTCATTATATAAAAATAATATGTTAGATATTGTGTCAACAATTTTAACTCAAAATAATTTTACTTATTTCCCATTACCTGCTTACGCTAATTTCTATAATGCACAAGACGCAGAAAAAAATCCTGTACCAAGAAGTGAAGGATCAACTGAATTTGCTAACTCATTTTGGGGCACATTCTTAAATGTGGACTACAGAAATACATCACCTAAGTTTTTATGTTATTACGCAAACAAACCTAGTCAGTATGTGGATATGAAGGACAATGTTGATTATAGATTTAGAGATGATGCTTTTGATCTTAGAAGAGCAAGTGATAACCCATTAGTTGAAAGTCAATCTAACAAAAAGAATTGGGATAAATCAAATAAGGTAGTTGGGTTTAATATTGATATTAGTAATCAAAATCAACAAATATTTAAAAACTTTAGTGTTGGTCAAGATGTGGGAAAACCTACTGCAGAATCTTTGGAAATGTTAAATCAAATGGCAAATCAAAGTAGAAACAGAAGTACAGGATCTCAAAACGTATCTTTATATAACTTATATAGAAATAGAAGTTACGAATGTTCTGTTGATATGTTGGGTAACGCTCTAATACAACCAATGATGTATTTTAATGTAAGAAACATACCTATGTTCTCAGGACCATATATGATTACTTCGGTAACTCATCAGATTAGTGATGGTGAATTTAGTACAACATTTAAAGGTACAAGACAACCTTTTTATAGTTTACCTAAAATTGACAGTTTTATACAATCTTTAAGTTTAAATATAATTTCTAAATTACAAGAACAAGTAAAGGCAAATGAGGAGAAATCTAAATCATCACCTGAAAACGTAATATTCCAAAAAAATAATGTGGTTTCAAATGTAACCGGTACTGATACAATAACTAAAAATCAAGATTGTTCTGATAAAATTAATAGTGGTTATGTTGGATATACACCATTAGATAGTCCAGCATCAACTCAAATATCATATAAGGACTTTAAAAAACTACTTGGAGATAGGATTGTTGCAAGTGGAATACCAAAAGAAACCACAAGTGGTGGGGTTACAAAACTAAATGATAATTTTGCAAAATTGTCAGGGGTTTTATTCTCGTTTATTTATTTGGATTCTGCGTCATCAAGTGGGTTAAAGGCGTATGAAAATAATTATAGTACCATTAATTTAACTGAAACTTATGGGCAAATATTAGCGTCTACAACTAATAAAAAATACTATTGTTTATCAAGAGGTACTAATTTGAATATACCTGTAGTATCATTTATATCTGCTGAAAAATTTGTTGATTTTGCAATTGGTAAATTTAAAGATAGATTATCTTTAATAAAAACAGCTACCGATGCAGAGATTGTTCAACTATATGTAACTAAGTATCCTAACATCCAACCTGATAATGTTTATACTGAAATGACAGAACAAGATAAAAATACATTACAAAATAAAGTAAAACAAGCAATAGATATATATAACTCATTAAATTAATTTTATTGAATAACTAGATATTTATAAATAAAAACAATTATGGATACAAAATTAATTTTAGACAACTACTTGGGTAAAAACACAAGAGTGTCAGAGAAAGATAAAGGTAATGGGTACAAAGAAGTTTGTGACTTAGACACTGGAGATTGTTATACGCTTAGAATAAAAGACGGATTGATTGAGAGAGTTGATAATACTATGAACACATTCAAAAAAATCCAAGTAGAAACTAAAACAGGAATTAAACAATTATTAAACGGATAACCATGGCAATAGATAAAAAAATATTAAAAGAAATAAGTAGATTTAATTCTATTAACAAATACATAAGTGAACAAGTTGATCCTGCATTAGATCCAGCGTTGGCACCACCTGCGGATCCTGCTTTAGCACCTGATCCTGCCGCTGGAGCTCCACCTGTTGATCCTAATGCTCCTGTTGATCCTAATGCTGCACCCGCAGACCCTAACGCAGTTGCTCCAATTCCACCGGCAGCACCTGTTGATATTGCAACCGATCCTGAGGTAGAAGAACTTGGTGCTGAGGGGGAAGAAGAAGAAAACAAAGAAGAATTAGATGTTACAGATTTAGTTAAGAGTCAAAAAAATATGGAACAAAAACAAGAAGAATATTTTGATAACTTATTTGCTCAACTAAAAACTCTTGAGGAAAAATTAGGTGAAATGGATGGTTTGGTAACAACCATAAATAATTTAGAAACTAAGTTTGATAAATTTAGACCAAAAACACCACAAGAAAAATTAGAACTAAGAAGTTTAGATTCAGGACCTTTTAACCAAAAATTATCTGATTTCTTTCAAGACAAAGAACCTGATATGGAAAAATCGGGTAAAAATGAATATGTGTTAACAACTGATGATGCTAATAATTACTCAACAAATGATGTTGAAACTTCATTTAATGATTACGACGACGAAGACACAAATATGATGTAATACTTTAGAGAGGGACATTGATGTCCCTCTCAAGTTTTTTTTAAATATTTTATTGACTACCCTACTTTTTATAACTATATTTTCTACGTAAACCTTTAATAAATATATACAAAATGGCGACAAACAATGTTTTAGATGCAGTTTTGGCTCAGTATGAGAGTTCAAAACAAAGTGGTTCTTCTTCCACTTCAAAATTCACACAAGAAGAAAGAATGAAAAAGTATTTCGCAGCAATCCTTAAGGATAACGAAAAACAAGGTCAACGAACAATCCGTATTTTACCTACAACTGATGGATCATCTCCTTTTAAGGAAGTTTGGTTTCACGAAATCAATGTTGATGGTAAATGGCAGAAGTTCTATGATCCAGGAAAAAATGACAACGAACGTTCACCTTTGAATGAGGTATATGACGAGTTAATGTCAACAGGTCGTGAATCCGACAAACAATTAGCAACACAATACAAAGCACGTAAGTTTTATATTGTTAAAGTAATTGACCGTGACCACGAAGAAGATGGTGTTAAATTTTGGAGATTTAAACACAATTACAAACAAGAAGGAATCCTTGACAAAATTATTCCAATTTGGAAAGCAAAAGGTGATGTTACCGACTCTGATACTGGTCGTGACTTAATCCTTGAACTTACAAAGGCAAAGACTCCAAAAGGAGCGACGTATACGGTTATTCAAACTGTTATGTATGACGATCCGGCACCAACACATGAGGATGCTGAACAATCATCAACATGGGTCAACAATGAGTTGACTTGGGAGGACGTATACTCTAAGAAACCTGTTGAATATCTTGAATCAATTGCAAGAGGTGAAACTCCACGTTGGGACACTGACGCAGGAAAATACATCTACTCAAATAATCAAGAAGAAGAGATTTCTATGGGTGGAAGTGTAAAGTCTGAAGTTAAAAAGGCTGATCCTCAGTCTAATCAAGAAGTTGACGAAGATTTACCATTCTAATTAAACTTTAACATGGACACTTGGAATACTGAGTGTCCATATTTTTTAAAATCAAAAAAATGAGCAAAATAGCAGAAAAAATGTATGAGGCATTGTCCTTAAAATATCGTAGTGAAATCGCTGAGGCGGAAGCAACATTATTAGTTTATTTAACTTCACCTGTCGGTATTGGTGAACACCCACAACATCTTGAAGAAATGGATAAGTTGGTTGAAAAATTCGCTAATGCACAAGATAAACTTGAGTCATTGGAAAAAATTCGTAAATATAATTCAGCAATTACACAATAACATGGCGATAAGAAAAAGAGAAATATCTTTAGAGACAATCAAAGGTAAGTACTCAACAAAAACAAAATACAAACCAGAAAGTTTTTATAATCTTGGAGAGGCTTTTTTGGGGTCATCTGGATTACCGGGACCCATTATGGGGGGTATAAATATGTTTTTAGGTCACTCTAATACCTCAAAAACAACGGCAATGATCCTTGCTGCAGCAGACGCTCAAAAAAAAGGACATTTACCTATTCTTATTATTACTGAGAAAAAATGGTCTTGGGAACACGCTATTGAATTAGGGTTACAGGCAGAAAAAAACGAACTTGGTGAGTATGATGGTATGTTTATTTTTAATGATTCGTTTGATGTGATTGAACAAGCAACTGAATTTATTAATGATATTCTTGATGCCCAAGAAAAAGGTGATATTCCTTATAGTTTATTATTTTTGTGGGATAGTATCGGTAGTATACCTTGTCAGATGACTTTTGATGGTAAAGGTGGAGGAATGCACAACGCAAAAGTATTAGCGGATAAAATTGGTATGGGAATTCATTCAAGAATCTCAAAATCTAAAAAAGAAGAATATCCGTATTACAACACTTTGGTTATTTTAAATCAACCTTGGGTGTTACTTCCTGATAATCCATTTGGTCAACCTGAAATCAAAGCTAAAGGTGGTGAAGCGGTATGGTTGGCATCATCATTAGTATTCTTATTTGGTAATCAGAAAAAGGCAGGTATTAGTCACATTGATGCGACTAAGAATGGTAGAAAAGTATCGTTTGCAATTAGAACTAAGATTTCAATATTAAAGAATCACGTTAATGGTCTTGGGTATAAAGATGGTAAGATCATCGCAGTACCACAAGGTTATATTACAGACACAAAAGAATCTTTGGATAACTATAAGAAAGAATATTCTGATTATTGGGAAACAAAATTAGGGTATTCAGATTATTCTTTGGATGAATCTGATGATGACTCTGACGAGTAAAAAGTATTTCAAACGACTTAAAAATTTTAAATGGTCAAAACATTAATTGTTGATGGTAACAATTTATTAAAAATAGGATTTCACGGAGTTAAGGATTTTTATAATAATGGGGAACACATTGGTGGGACTTGGCATTTTCTTAACACAATTCGTAAATTTTTAGAAGAAACTAATTTTAATAAAGTTATGGTCTTTTGGGATAGTGATACAAACTCATCACAAAGAAAATTAATATATCCAAAATATAAGATGAATCGTAAGTCTTCCCCTAATGATGAGGAGAAGACAGATTCATTTAACAAACAAAAAACAAGGGTTAAACAATATCTTGAAGAGATGTTTATAAGACAATTAGAGGTTGAAAATTCGGAAGCGGATGATCTCATTGCCTACTATTGTCAAATCTCTTTAGATGAAGAGAAAACGATATTCTCAAGTGATAAAGACTTAACTCAATTAATCTCAGAAAAGGTATTAATCTATTCACCAAACTTAAAGTCGTATTATAGATTTGGGGACAACATTAAATTTAAAGATTGTTCAATTCCTCATTATAATGTTATGACATTTAAGATCCTTGCTGGTGATACTTCGGATAATATTGACGGAATAAGTTTAATGGGTGAGAAAACTTTAATTAAGTTTTTCCCTGAAATACTTGATTCAGAGATATCTTTAACCGATATTTTAACAAAGGGTGAGTTATTGTTAAAAGAACAACAAAAAAATGTTGTTTTAGGAAATCTACTCAGTGGAAAAACCAAAGAAGGTATTATGGGTGATGATTTTTTTAAAATCAATAAAAAACTCGTAGATTTGTCAGAACCTTTAATTGACGAAGAGGGTAAAGAAATGGTTAGGGAATATTACTCTGAATCGATGGATCCCGATGGGAGAGGACATAGAAACCTAATTAGAATGATGATGGATGACGGGTTCTTCAAATACCTACCAAAAGGTGATGACTCTTGGGTTAATTTTTTAAAACCATTTTTAAAATTATCAAGAAAAGAAAAAACAAAATTTAGAAACAAAAAGTAAAAAAAGTAAAAACAAAAACAAGATGAGAGATCAAGATGTAACAAAAGTTGAATTCCTATTAATGTGTAATGATAACATTGTAGTACAACGTTTTTTTAACGTTAAAGGATTTAACAAAAACGCCCACAAATCTGAGGATTTTTATGACCATATGAGTATGGTATGTCGTAAATTAGAATATGATTTGAAAATGCGATCAGTGGTCTATATGTTAGACAACAAATATGAAATTTCTGAGAATCCAGAAATTTTAAATACGTCAATTACTGACGGTGATGAAAATTTTAACCTTTATATTAAGGTTGGAGACCTGACAATTTGTCAGAGAAGGTTTGATGCTAAAGTGTATCCACCAAAGGTAAGATATACCGTAGACCTACGCCCAAAGCTAAAAGGTATACTAAACGACCTGACTGACATTTTTTCAGGCAAAAATTTTAATTATTTTTACCCTGAATTTATCCAAAACTAATAGTATTTATCTTTACTAACAGAAGGAAAATTATGGCGACAAACAAAAATTTTGAGTATCTAGGAAACACATTCCAATTACAATTACTTAATCAAATTATCTTAGATAAAGATTTTTCACATTCAATCATTGATGTGATTGAAAACAATTATTTTGAAAATAAATACTTTAAAATAATTACCCAAATGATCAGAGAGTATTATACAAAATATGATCACACACCATCATTTGAGACATTAGAACAGATTACTAAATCTGAACTACAACAAGAGATTGCATCCAAGATAGTATTGGATACAATTAAGAAAATTAAGGACGCACCTATTGATGGTGTAGCTTTTGTACAGGAAAAGGCGTTAAAGTTCTGTAAACAACAGGAACTTCAAAAGGTTATGACCAAAGCTCAAAAAATCATTGATGGTGGTGAATTTGAGAACTATGATGCCCTTGAGGAAATGGTTAGAGGAGCTTTACAAGTAGGAGCTAAAGACACAAGTTCAATGGATGTCTTCTCCAACATTGATCAGGTCCTTGATGACGACTACAGACACCCAATTCCAATGGGAATACCTGGAATTGATAGACTACTTAAAGGTGGTTTGGCTAAAGGTGAGATTGGGGTTATATTAGCACCAACGGGTGTGGGTAAATCTACAATCTTAACTAAAATTGCTAACCACGCATTTAACTTAGGAAATAACGTACTTCAGATCTTTTTTGAGGACAACCCAAAGGTAATACAAAGAAAACATTATACACTTTGGACTAAGATTCATCCTGATGAATTGTCAGAAAAAAGAGACGAAGTTATCAAAAAGGTTAAAGATATTGAGGAATCTATGCCAAATAAGTTAATTATGAATAAGTTACCATCTGATACGGTAACCATGTCACAAATTAAGAATCAAATCAGAAAGATGGTTGCTGATGGTAATAAGATTGATATGGTATTACTTGATTACATTGACTGTGTTGTTCCTGATAAGAATTTAGGTGATGAATGGAAGAGTGAAGGATCTGTAATGAGAGCATTTGAAGCTATGTGTCACGAAATGGATTTAGTTGGATGGACTGCAACACAAGGTAATAGAAGTTCTATTTCTTCTGAGGTTGTAACAACTGATCAAATGGGTGGATCAATTAAAAAGGCACAAGTTGGTCACGTTATTATTACGGTTGCAAAAACACTTCAACAGAAAGAAATGAAATTAGCAACAATAGCAATTACAAAATCAAGGGTTGGTGATGACGGAGTTGTATTTGAGAATTGTAAATTTGATAATGCGATGCTAGACATTGACACCGATAGTTCTATGACTTTCTTAGGGTTGGAAGAACAAAAAGAAGAAAAACAACGATTAAGAGTCAAAGAGTTGTTAGAAAAAAGACAACAAAGACAAAACGAAACAAAAACTAATTAATTTTAAGAAAAAAATGGAAAAAATATTAAAGGAAAACCCTAACAGGTTTGTTATCTTCCCGATTGAACACAATGACATATGGGAATACTACAAAATGCATCAGGCGGCGTTTTGGACGGCTGAAGAAGTAGATTTAACGAATGATATTCGCGATTGGGAAAAATTAACAGATAATGAAAAGTTTTTTGTTAAGAATGTATTATCATTTTTCGCAGCTTCTGATGGGATTGTAAATGAAAATTTGGCGGAGAACTTCTATCGTGAAGTACAATATCCTGAGGCTAAGTTTTTCTACGGTTTTCAGTTGGCGATGGAGAATATTCACTCATTAATGTATTCGTTATTGATTGATACTTACATTAGTAATCCAAAAGAAAAAGATGAGTGTTTTAATGCAATTGAGAACTTACCAGCAGTTAAGAAAAAAGCGACATGGGCTCTTGATTGGATTGATAATTCATCATTCCAAGAAAGATTAATTGCGTTTGCTGCGGTTGAAGGTATATTCTTTTCAGGATCATTCTGTTCAATATTTTGGATGAAATCAAGAGGAATAATGCAAGGTTTGTGTAATGCAAATACACTTATTTTTAAAGATGAAAACTTACATTGTGATTTTGCAATTCACTTATTGAACAACCATTGTGAGGAAAAACCATCTGAAAAAAGAATTAAGGAGATTTTGTTATCGGCTTTAGAAATTGAAAAAGAATTCATTACTGAGTCATTACCTGTTTCATTGATTGGAATGAACTCAAACCTGATGAAACAATATTTGGAGTTTGTTGTTGATGGTCTTTTAGTTAAATTTGGTTGTAGTAAAGAATTTAATGTTGAACAACCATTTAAATTCATGGAACAAATTGCAGTTGAAACAAAAGGTAATTTCTTTGAATCAAGAACAATGGAATACCAAAAAGCAAAATTGAACGAAACGATTACGTTTGAAGAAGATTTTTAAATATTAAAAAATTATGATGTCACTTAAAATATTAAAACGAGATGGGGAGAATGTAACGTTTAATCCACAAAAAATTTACAATCGTGTTAAACGATCAGCAAAAGGTTTGAATGTTAATTCAGACGAGATTTTCATTAAGGTTATTACCTCAGTACCAACTGAGGGTGTAATAACAACAAAAGAATTAGATAAATTAATTTACGAGATTGCAGCATCTTACACTGGTAGTCACCACGATTACTCAAGATTGGCATCTTCAGTTGCGATTTCGTCATACCATAAAGAAACCAATCCAAGTTTTTCAGAAACTATGAATTTGTTATTTGGTGATGGTATCATCAATGAAAAATTGATTGAGACAATTAAAGAATATGGTGAGGATAGTATTGATGAGGTAATTAATCACGATAATGATTATAATTTTGATTACTTTGCTTGGAGATCTTTACAAGAAATGTACTTGTTAAAAAGACCTAATGGTGTTGTAGTTGAAAGACCACAACATATGTATATGAGAGTCGCATTATGGGTTACAGATAACTTTGTGGAGGCGGTTGAGTACTACAAATCATTATCAAATCAACTTATATCTAAGGCAACACCAATTATGATTAATGCGGGTACAAAGGTACCTCAATTAGCATCTTGTGTTTTACACTATAATAATTCAGATTCAAGAAGTGGATTGTTAAATACATTAACGGATATATCAACTTATTCTTCAGACGCTGCAGGAATTGGACTATCAATGTCTAACATTAGAAGTAAAGAAAGTAGAATATCAAGTTCAGGTGGTTATGCGGGTGGTTTATTAAAATACCTTAAAATAGTTAATGAATCTTTACGTTTCTTTAACCAACAAGGTCGTAGACCAGGGTCGGCAGCAATTTATCTTGAACCTTGGCATAAAGATATTTTTGATTTATTGGAAATTAAAAAGAACACAGGTGCTGAAGAATTGAGAGCTAGAGATTTGTTTACGGCACTTTGGATCCCTGATAATTTCATGAGAGCGGTAAAAGACAATACTGAATGGTATTTATTCTGTCCTAACGATATTATCACTGCAGGTATCAAACCATTACAAGAATCATTTGGTGATGAGTATGAAGAAAATTACAATAAAGCGGTTTCTTTAGGGTTGGGTAAAAAAGTTAAAGCACAAGACATTTGGTCTAAAATTATTGAATCACAAGTTGAAAGTGGTATCCCTTATTTATGTTCTAAAGATAGTGCAAACAGAAAGACTAACCACCAAAACATCGGTGTGATCAAACAATCTAATCTTTGTAATGAGATTTATCAGTACACAGATGAGGAAACAACGGCTATCTGTACATTATCTTCAATAGTACTTAAAAACTTTATCACTAATGGTAAATTTGATTTCCAATTGTTGTTTAATGAAGTAAGAAAAGTAGTTAGAACTTTAAATAAAGTTGTAAATATTAATAATTACTCAACACAAAAAGGATTAAAAGGTGGTTTAGAACAACGTGCAATTGCTATCGGAACACAAGGTTTGGCTGACGTATTTTACTTACTTGACTTAATCTTTACAGACGAAGAGGCAAAAATCTTGAACAAACAAATTTTTGAAACCATATATTACGGGGCGGTATACGAAAGTAATGAGTTATGTAAAAATGGTAAACACGAACCATACAAACACTTCAAGGGATCACCTATGTCTAAAGGTATTTTCCAATTTGATATGTGGGATTTGAATGAAAATGATTTGTCAGGATATTGGGATTGGAATAAATTAAAAGAAGATGTTAAAGAGTATGGAGTATGTAACTCATTATTCACGGCACAAATGCCTGTTGCATCTTCCGCTAAAATTACGGGATCATTTGAAATGACTGAACCGGCTCACTCAGCATTGTTTAACAGAAGAGTTGTTGGTGGTGAAATTATGATTGTGAATAAATACTTAATTGCGGACTTTGAGAAAATTGGTATATGGTCTGAAGATTTGAAAAATGAAATTATTATGAATGAGGGTTCAATCCAAAACATTAATTTCAATAACTACTTAGATCCTGAAGACAAACATTATAATAAGAAAGTTAAAAGAATTGAGCATTTAATCCCTAAGTATAAAACTATTTGGGAGATCTCACAAAAAGAACTTATCAACATGGCGGCAGACAGAGCACCATTTATTGATCAATCACAATCAATGAATATCTATATGTCAAATCCAACATTGTCAAAGATTACTTCATCACACTTCCACTCTTGGGAGAAAGGTTTGAAAACACTTTGTTACTACGTTAGAACAAAGGCAATTTCAACAGGAGCGAAACACTTAGCATTGGACATGACAAAAAGAGAACCAATTAAAAAAGTAGAAACACCTAAAGTAGATTTTTCAAATATGAATTTACCACAAAAACCTGATAGTTCAGAGTTTGAATGTTTTGGATGTTCATCTTAGTATGAATCTTATATTACAATGGGAAATCACGGCTTAGGTCGTGATTTTTTATTTTATATGTATTTATTCAAAACACATAGATACTATATTTATAAGATATGGCAAATGGAATTACATATGGGGTAAATTTTCCTTTTAGGGAATCTTACGTTGGTAAATATTTAGATGTTTCTGATACAACTGAAGAGGAAGTAAGAAGTAATTTAATTCATTTATTATTAACTAAAAAAGGATATAGATATTATCTTCCTGATTTTGGAACAAGATTGTATGAATATATTTTTGAACCTCTTGATGGGCCTACATTTAGTGAAATTGAAGGCGAAATTAGGGATTCTGTTGAAAAATATATGCCTGGTGTACAGATAACAAATATTTCAATAACCGACGCTTCTTTAGGTGAAGAAGATAAGGGTACTTTTATTAATCCTGACGGAGAAAGAGAATTTAAAGTACAAGGTATAAGTGAAAAAGAACATACCGCAAAAATTAAAATAGACTATAAGGTCACAAATCAAGCCTTTGAAAGTAGTGATTTTGTTATTATCAATATTTAATAGTATATGGCTGAGAAAAAAATATCATACACAACTAGAGATTTCCAAGGAATAAGAACTGAGTTAATTAACTTTACCCGTACTTATTATCCTGATTTAGTACAGAACTTTAACGATGCTGGGGTTTTCTCAGTAATGTTAGATTTAAATGCTGCCGTTACGGACAACCTACAATTTAATATTGATAGGAGTATTCAAGAAACGGTATTACAATTTGCTCAACAAAAATCTTCAGTTTATAATATCGCTAAGACTTACGGGTTAAAAATTCCGGGTCAAAGACCTTCGGTGGCATTAGTAGATTTCTCAATAACGGTTCCCGCATTTGGTGATAGAGAAGATTTAAGATATTGTGGTATTCTAAGGAGAGGATCCCAAGTAAGTGGTGCAGGACAACCATTTGAAACCGTTTATGACATTGATTTTGCCTCAGCAATAAATTCTGAAGGCACATTAAATAGATTAAAGATTCCTAACTTTGATGCTAATGGTAAAATATTAAATTACAACATTGTAAAAAGGGAAGTTGTTGTAAACGGGTTTACAAAAGTATTCAAACGAGTTATTACACCAAACGATGTGAAACCATTCTTT